GGTAGGAAGTAAGAACAACAAGTCAGAAGAAAAGCGGGCTAAAAAGCCTGTTTACCAGGAGAAATGAATTGGCAGCTATTACCTCAGCAAATGTCGCGAATGCGATTGTGAAACTGGTGGCGGCGGACGCATTGCCGGTGCTGGTCGGGAACCTCGTGATGGGGAACCTGGTGAATCGTAATTACGAGCCGGTGTTGGCACAAGCCGGTGACACAGTCAACGTACCGATTCCGCCTGTCATGGTGGCGAATAACATCATCGAAGGCGGTACGGTGCAAACCCAGAATCCGAGTCTGGGGAACGCGCAGATCGTGCTGAACACGCACGTGGAAGCGACCTTCCAGATCCCGGACGTAACCAAGATCCTGGCGGTTCCGGATCTGCTGAAGATCTACATGCAGCCCGCGGTGGCGGCTATCGCGCAGCGGGTGGAAACGGATCTTCTGAACCTGTATGCCGGTTTCACGGCGAATGCCCCGGTGGGGACGCCGGGAACGACGATCACCGAGGACGTGATCGACCAGGCGGAAACCGCCCTGTTCCTGTCGAAGCTACCGTCGACCGAGCAGAAATTCATCGTGGTAGACGCGGCGACCTATTCGGCATGGCGCCAGATCCCACGGTTCAGCGAATTCCAGACCGCCGGCGACGCCGGTCTGCGGGCGATTGTGGACGGTACGATCGGGAAGGTGAAGGACTTCTTCGTGTTCCGTTCGCAGTTCGTGCCGAAGACGGGCAGCGCTCCGGTGACGACGCACAACATGGCGTTCGCGAAGGATGCGATTGGGCTGGTGATCCGGCGGCTGCCGCAACCGCTTCCGGGGACTGGGGCGATCGCGGAATATGCCGAGTTGGGCAACTTCGGCATGCGGGTAGTGATGAGCTATCAGCCAAACACGCTGGCACAACAGTTCACGGTGGATGTGCTCTATGGCTGCGCCGTGCTGCGGAACTCGGCTGGAGTGCAGGTAAACACGTAGGAGCGTCGGGATGGAAGGTGCGCGCTGGGGGTGGCCTGGCGCGCACCGAGGGGCGGCGACTTGGGGGGAAGGCATGAACGCTTTCGGGCAACCAAACAAGCGGACGCTCTTTGTTGTGGGGGCAGGCGGAGCAAAAGAGGCCGGCTAAAGCCGGCTGACAGACGACAAAAAACGATCGTCTGTCCTACTAAAGGAGAAACAGAAAATGGATTTGCAGCTTTATTACCAGAAGATTCGTGATTTCGCAGAGACGATCGAAGATGCGTTTCCGGTGGTCGTCAGCATGGAAACGGCCGATGGAGGCAAGGGCGGCATACTCACTGAAGTCGCAAAGAGACTCGCGGCGAAACTGGTGGTGGAGGGCGTGGCTCGCATCGCTCAGCACGAAGAAGCGGAGGCATTCCGGCGAGAGCAGGCTGAGGCGAAACGCTTATCGGACCAGGCGGTGGCGGCAGCCAAGGTTCAGTTGGCGGTGCTGTCTACCGACGATTTGAACCGGCTGAAGGGCATCACGCTGTAGGAGGACGAGGCGACAACATGGCTCTGTTCACCGACGGTCCCGTTGCCAGCATCGATGAGATGGCCGCACGGGACTCGCAGTTACTCACCGTGGCGAGCGTCGAGGGAATCGACGTGACGCAGAAACTATGGTTGGCGCAAGACGAGATCGCGCTGGAACTGGGCACGCTGCTCGCGAGCTTGAGTTATGTAGGCCAGTTATTCTGGATCCCGCCCCAACCGAACATCGAGAGCGTGGTGGTGACGCCGGCGTTAAAGCTGTGGCACACGCTGCGCACTCTGGAACTAGTCTACAGCGACGCGTACAACAACCAGATAAACGACCGGTACGCGGGGAAGCGCGACCAATTCCGCGAGATGGCGAGATCCGCGTACGACAAACTGGTAGACACGGGAATCGGAATCGCCTCCTTCCCGGTAAAGAAGGCCGCGGCTCCGGAGGTCACGACGACGGTGGCGGCGCCGCCGGGTGTCCCGTTTGCGGACGGGACTTACTATGTCACCATGGCATGGACTAACAGCCAAGGTGAGGAGGGGGCCTGCGCCGTCCCTGCAGCCATCACCACATCCGCGTGTACTCTGGCGGTCCAGCCAGGAACTGCGCCCCCGAATGCGACCGGGTGGAACGTTTACCTGGGCACGGGTCCGGATAACATGTCGCTGCAAAACGATGTACCCATCGCGGCCGGCCAGACGTGGCTTCAACCGGGGACGATGGCGGCAGGACGAGCACCCGGACGGGGACAATCGCCTACCTATGTGAAACCGGTGCCGCGGATGATACAGAGGGGCTAGATGACAAGAACGATCGGGAGTGCAGTAACAGTTAAGGTGATCCAGAGGATCACCGGGCCAAGCGGAGTGAATTCCGGTCTGGCGGCGCTCACACAAGGAGAGACGGCGCCGGCGAATCCCCTGGATACGGGGCAGGTACGCTCGCAGAATGTGGCGGCAGATGTGGCCGAGCGGAGCACAACGGTTCAGTACCCCGCGGTGAATGTGTACTGCGAAAAGATTGTGAATTCGCTTCAGGAGAAGTTCCGGACGTTCTCCGGCAGCGTGCAGATGGCGATGGAACTGCGGCACTCCCAGGACCGGCTGGATGGACTACAGGACGCGTTGGAACTCTACACGGACGCGCTGACGCAGGTGCTCAACGGTGGCCGTGGCGATTGGGGCGACGGCATGTTTTATGGCGGCGCGTACGAGGTATCGTTCGGGCCCGTGAAAAAAGGTGGAAAGAATTTTATTCAGGTGGCGAAAGTCACCTTCGAGATTGGAGTAAGCAGGAGTTAGTATGTCTTACATTTCCTCAAACGCAAACCGGTTCTACACGGCGCTGGAGAGCTCGTACGGGCAGGTGGGATCGATCACGGCGCTCAACCGGATACCCGCTCTGAAGCTGACGGTTCAACAGCAGCTCGACGCAAAGGACCGCAAAGACAAGACCGGCAGCCGGACGTTCGCCGGACTGCCGACCGGCGGCAGGAAGCGCACCAACTTCGAGCTGCGTACCTACCTGACGAGCTGGGACAAGACTACGGCGGGTCCGGCATACGGGCCGCTGGTACAGGCAGCCTTGGGAGGGACGCCTCAACACTTCGCCGGCGGGACCGTTGCGTCCAGCACGAGCGCGGGCAGATTGGGCTTCAGCGCGCCGCACGGTCTCAGCGCCGGCCAGGCGATCTCATCGAGCGGAGAGATCCGGTTCGTGGCAGCCATTGTAGATGCGAATAATGTACAACTGAACGCGCCGTTCACGATTGTTCCGGCTACGGGCGCCACTCTGGGCGCCGCGATCACTTATGTTCCCGCGACAGTGTTGCCGAGTGCGAGCATCTTTGACTTTTGGGATCCCTCGACCGCGGTGCAACGGCTGCTGAGTGGGGCGGCGGTTGACCAGATGGCTATCGAGATCAACGGCGACTATCACGAAGTACACTTCAGCGGTCTAGCCCAGGACGTGGTGGACAGCAGCAGCTTCTCTTCCGGGAGCGCGGGACAGCTCCAAAGCTTTCCGGCGGAGCCAATGGTAGGGGGGTACGATTTCTCGGTGGTGCCGGGAAATCTGGGTCAGGCATGGCTGGGCACGTCGCCCAACCAGTTTCTCACGATTACGAGCGCATCAGTCCTGCTGAAGAACTCGGTGGATACGAGATCGCGGGAGTTCGGATCGAGCTTGCCACGAGCGATTGCCGCGGGCCAACGGCAGGTGACTGCATCGTTCGATCTGTACGGCATGGATGACAGTGCTACTACGAGTCTGTACCAGGCGGCCAGGCAGCGTTCGCCCATCAGTGTGATGTTTCAGTTGGGCGAAGCGGACGGGCAGGTGATGGGCGTGTACCTGAAGAGCGTGATTCCCGAAGTGCCGCAGTTCGACGATAGCGAGAATCGGCTGCAGTGGCGATTCAGTTCGTCAAGGGCGCAGGGGACGGTGGATGACGAAATGGTTGTGGCCTTCGGATGAGGGAGAGAACGGAGAAAAACGGAGCTTGACGCGGAGACGCGGGGACGCGGAAGAAAACGCGGAGGGCGCGGAAGAGGGTTGGGGAGCGCCTCCGCGCTGGAGAAATCCTGGGTACCGGGCCTGGGCTGCACCTGAAGGGCGTCTTGGTTCTGAAGGCACGCCCGGCGTCAGCAGGCCGATTAACAATCGGCCGCAGGTTGACAACCTGCCCCACAACGTGGCTGCAAGCGTCAACTCAGGATGCCAGCTCATAACGTTACGAACTGAACGGGACTGAACAATGACTTATGAAAGTGTGGCGGTTTTGGAATCGAAGGTGGCGCCGGGGGTGACGTTTTCGGTGGCGAGGATGTCGTTCGGGAGGCGCGTGGAGCTTATGCGGAAGGTGCGGGAACTCGCGCGGCGCGTGGAGTTTTTGGAGGCGGGACAGGAACCGGGAGACAGAATGGACGCGGCGCTGGTCCAGGCTGAGATTGACCGAGTGTACCTGGCATGGGGCTTGAAGGGCGTGGCGGGTCTCGCCGTGGACGGCGTGGAAGCCACTCCCGAGAGCCTGGCGGAGGCCGGTCCGGAGGAGCTTTTCCGAGAGGCGCTGGAAGCCGTGCGCGCGGAGACCGGACTGAACGAGGCGGAGCGAAAAAACTCCTAGTCGCATTCCATTTTCAGTTTTCCAACCAGGCCGGGTGGAACTGCGACAGTTGCCGGAGGTCCGGCCTGGAAAAGAAGCGCCGATGCGCGTGGCTGACGGCAGGCGAAGATGCGAATGGGCCATTAGTGTGGGCGCGTCGGAGGGTTTCACTCAAAACCTGCCCGAAATCCTATATCACGGCGGAGAGCCAGACCTTCGTGGAGGAGTTCTTTGTACGGCGACGTCTGGGCGCTGGGGATTTCCCGTCGCTCTCGGCGCGGCAGGTGGAAGCGTTCGTAATTTTGGAGAAGGCCCTTGCGGGAGAGATCAGTGATGCCCAGCAGAACACAAGACAAGATCTATGAAACATTCGTGGCCGTCGCGCGCGGACAGTCGACGAACCAGCACTCCATGATCGACGCAAGCGAGAGGATTGCCAAGCCCGGTGCACGCACCGGTGCGCCAATCTCTACCGCCAAGGCAGTGAAATGGCGTGCCGCTGAGTTGGCCACTCCGAGCAGGCCGGCGAGTGGTGCGGGCACTACGGGCACGACGAGCACTACGGGTACACCGGGCAGCACGGGCAGCAGCAGCGCGCAATCGCTGGTATCGACGGTGTTGCAGAGCGTGTTTCAAAGCGTACCGCTGGCGGGCGCGGTGGCGGGCGTAACGAGCACGACAGGCGGAGGCGGTATCGGGAACACGATCGAATCTATCGCATCGACGGTTCTGAAGAGTGGGCTGGGGATGGTTCCGCTCATTGGAGGACTGTTGGGATTATTCGGCGGCGGCGGTTCGCCCGCACCTCCGGCTCTCACGAAGTATGTCATGCCCTCATCTATCGCGTTTGAGGGGACGGACGCCGGGTCGGGTGTCAGCGGCGCCGACTACGACCAAATGGGACTGCCGAGAACTTATAGCGGAAGCGGCGGGAGTGGCAGCGCAGGGCTGACACCGCTGAGCGGTACCAGTGAGACCGGGAGCGGAGGAA